TGTGCTCAGAAATGAGAAGTGCTAGTGCTAAACTTTCCATTTGGATGAACGTGTGGACATCATAACATATCCACTACTATTTAGCAATCTATTGTAACAAAGACCGTATACGGTATCATTTATTACGTTTTTTTCTTCTTGTTGGTTGGTTTGGTAGCTGCTTGTGTCTTTTTAAATCGCTCTTCACCTGTTTCAAAAACTTCAAGTGGTCCCTCATACCATTGGTCAGGTCCAGGCCACGAATGCCTGTCCCACCATCCTTCTTTCTCCTCATTCATATTATTCATAGGTTTATAGTTTGAAACCACTAAATGTATTCTTGTCAACGTCCTGCTTAATACCACCGACAATATAAGATTCTATCTCTGTCTCTTGTGGAGCATTCTGTTGTCCTTTAGAGTTGAGCCAATGCTCAGTCCAAGGTAAAGGATTATTCCTTGCGGGTATATCATACATGGTTTCTAGTCCGATTGCTTTCATGCGTCTATTGGCAACCCACTCGATGTATTGATGCAATAGTTTCTCGTTAAGACCTATCATGCTACCGTTAGAGAAGAGGTAGTTTGCCCAGTCTTTCTCTTCGTTAACTGCATTGGCAAACATCTGACGCACATTCTCTTTCTCTTCTTGTGCAATCTGTTGCATGTCAGGGTCATCACCCTTCTTCCATTTGTAAAGTATCTTCTGTGTCAACGCAAGGTGTTGTGATTCGTCTCTTGCAATAAGGGATATGATCTTAGCTGACCCTTCCATAAGCTTGAGCTCACCGAATGCGAAAGAGCAAGCAAAACTAACGTAAAAACGAATACCTTCAAGGATGTTGACATTGGCAATAGCTCTATAAAGTTTACGTTTGACATCCCTAAGTGTCCACTCTGCAGTAGGGGAATCTTTCCAACTCTTTTTCCAAAAGTTGCTATCTGCATACTCACCAACGACCTCAAGGAATTCATCGTATGCTTTGGTCACTGACTTAGCACGAGCAATAATCTTCTCGTTATCTAATACAGTATCAAAGACTTCACCTGGGTCTGGATATACATTCTTAATTATATGTGTGTATGAGCGTGAATGTATCTGCTCCATAAATTGCCAGACACCCATGCAACCTTCCAACTCAGGTAGTGAGCAGTAAGGAGAGAATGCCATCCCAGGTCCACGACCCTGCACAGAGTCTAATAGGATTTGATATTTTAAATTAGAAGTATAGATGTGCTTCTGTTGCTCGGTCAGTGTCTTATAGTCTGACCTATCCTTTTGTAAGGAGACTTCTTCTGGTCTCCAAAAATATCCTAATTGTGTCTGGGTTAATTTATCAAAGTCTGGATACTTATATTCATCGTATCTCTGCATCCCTAAGGGTGCACCAAAAAACATTGGTTGCTTTTTGGTATCGGTTTTATTTTCGTTGAATACCGTTACGCTCATGTGTTTTGCCATTTAAACTTTACAACTATCACAGTCTTCTTCTGACTCTGTGCCATGAAGAATTTCATTAATTAATTGCTCTGTCTTTGCAGCATCTGCATCGACATCTTTCTTATTATCGTATGTATTTTGATAGTATGATGTTTTCCAACCGTATTTGTATGTTGTTAATAAGTCGTTTGCCATTACAGACACAGGCACTTCATTATCTGGATAGTTTTCTGGATTGTATGACCAGTTTCCACTGATTGCTTGGTCAAAAAACTTCTGCATGATAGCAGTCACGTTAATGTATCCCTCGTTACTAGGCATGTCCCACAGGAGCGTGTAATTATTCTTGTAAGTTGTAAACTGTGGTACAATCTGCTTAAGAGGTCCCTTCTTGGATTTCTTAATGGACAAGTAGTCTCTAGGTGGCTCGATTCCATTGGTTGCGTTTGACACAACGGAGCTAGATTCCGATGGCATTTGTGCGGACAGAGTGCTGTGCCTGAGTCCCCATTCGGCAATGTCATCGCGTAAAGAATCCCAATCATACTCGAGTGATACTGTGACTAATTCATCGACTTCCTCTTTATATGTATCTATTGGAAGGATTCCATCAATGTATTTTGTGCGATGGAAAGCATCACATGCACCCTTCTCTTTAGCAATGTTATTAGATGCTCTAAGTAGATTGTATTGGAAGGATTCAGTTAGTTTATGAGTGAGGTCATACGCTTCTTGACTATCATATTTGACACCATTCTTTGCAAAATAATGTGCTAGACCAATGAAACCTATACCGAGTGACCTACGTGCCAACGTAGAGCGTCTCGCTGCAGGTACAGGATACTCTTGATAGTCAATCAATTCTTCTAGTGCTCTTACTGTAAGGTCACATAGATTCTCCATCTCACTGAGGTTACGTATCTTACCCACGTTAATAGCAGATAGAATACACAAAGCAATCTCACCATCCTGACTATCAATATGATTGATAGGGTCAGTAGGTAGAGTAATCTCTTGACATAGGTTACTCATATTAACTTTGTCTTTGAATGATGAATGACTATTACAGTGGTCAATATTCATCAGGTATAGACGACCAGTCTCTGCTCTCTCCTTAAGTAGGTCTAGGATTAATCCTTGAGCACTGACTCGTTTGGAGGGGATGTCTGGATTAGATTCGTAACTGCAATATAACTCATCAAACCTATCGGTCCCAAAACTCTCATACAAATCAGGAACATCATGAGGGGAAAAAAGCGTGATTTCTTTATCTTCGATAAAACGTTCATAGAATAACTTGGATAATTGAATTGAATAGTCTAGTTTTCTGACACGATTATCCTCAGTCCCTTTGTTATTCTTAAGGACGATGATATCTTCTATCTCTTGATGCCAGATTGGGAAGTGGACTGTCGCGCTTCCACCTCGAATGCCATTTTGAGTGCAGCATCGGACAGTTGCCTCAAACTTTTTGAGGAAAGGGACAACACCTGTGTGCTGCACTTCTCCACCCCTGATTTTAGCGTTGATGCCACGGATTCTACCCGCGTTGATACCGATGCCCGCCCTTTGTGCAACATAGTAGCCAATAGCCATGTCACTGCTAAAAATGCTATCGAGGGTGTCATCAACATCAACAAGAACACAGCTTGCAAATTGTCTGAGTGGCGTCCTAACACCCGCCATAACTGGAGTAGGAATGTTGATTTTGTGTGTGCTGATTGCTTCGTAGTATCTTCTGACATAATCTAACCTTGTATCTTTAGGGTATTTGGAAAACAATGTAGCAGCAATCATGATATACATCTGTTGAGGTGTCTCAAACAAGTAACCTGTGCTTCTATCTTGTACGAGATATTTATCGCATACTTGTCTCAAGCCTGCATATGTAAACAAATAGTCTCTGTCGTGGTCAACATAAGACTCTATCTCTTCCCACTCTTCCTCAGTATATACTGTGAGTAATTCTTCATCATACATACCATGGTCTACACACTTACAAATATGATTGTAAAGTATAGGAGGTTTGTCTGGGTGGTATCCGAAGACTGCTTTCCTAAGACCAAACAGTAACAACCTTGCTGCAACATATTGATAGTTAGGAGTGTCTAATGATATCAAATCATTAGCAGAGCGTATTAGAATCTCTTGGATGTCTTCTGTCTTAATGCCATCGTAGAATTGTATTCCACTATTCATCTCTACTTGAGATGATGACACACCCGCAAGGTCTTCGCATGCTAACTCAACCATTGCGTGTACTTTGTCGAGATTTAGGGACTCGACAGACCCATCTCGTTTAACAACACTGATTCCGTTGCTCATACTTTCTTCCAGTCTGTAAATTTAATTTGTGCTTCTAACCCTGAGTAGGTGTTTGATTTTATTATAGCATAGGGATTCTCCCCTGCTAATACCATATCATTAATGTCCTTCTGAATTAAATTCTTAGGCCAAATAACGATAGACTCTTTTGATTGGATACAAGATTGCATTCGTTGTACAATCTGTTTGTTTCTTGGTTCGTTGTCGAAGACCCAAATCCGTAAATCATATTGTAGATTCCGATGGTCGACATCGCTCCCACACATAGCAATAGCGTTGGGAAGAAAGCAGGAGTCAAAGGGACCTTCCGTGACATAAACGGTTTCATTTTTTTCAATTTTGTCTTGTCCAAATAATTTTAATTGGTCATCAAACATTACGGTGATGTATCGTAAGTCTGTATACTTCTCCAAAGAGCGACCCTGCACTCCAAACCACGTACCATCATCACTAATGAGTGGGATAATAATTCTAGGTTTGTCGTGTGTAATTTTTTCAAATGTTTTCTTATGGGTATTGACCCATGACATGAATTTATCAACGTAGTAGAAACGACTCAGTTGTGCCTCAGGTATCTTCCTATCCAGTAAATATTTCTTAGCTGGGTGAGAAGTATTTAGGTCTGAGATTCTTTGAGCAGACGGATTCTTTTTGAAGTTAGGTTTCGCTGATGGTATCTTTGGTGAGGGTGTATGTCTACCCTTACCAGTCATGCCTGACTTGTATTTTTCCATGACAAATTGGTCATACAAATCAGGTGCTTGGTCTTTCAAGAAGTTACCAAGAGACCTACCAACACCACAGTTATGGCACTTGTAAATGTATTCTGATTTCTTCAGAAAAAAATACCCTCGTGCTTTACTCTTATTCTTCTGAGAGTCTCCGCAGTAAGGGCATCTGAAATTGTACAGTCCACGCTTGACATGCTTGTATCTGTCAAGACGTGAGCTGATTAATCGAATGTATTTGTCTTCGACGTAGTCCAATCTACCCTTTCTACTGTGGGTATCATACTCGTTTCATTGGAAGCTGTCAAGCCTTGTAATATCTTTTGTCCGACTGGACTAACAAGAAAAGATATAATTGTAAGACCTCCTGCTATTGACCACATCTTCTTCTCCATCAACCTTAGTCTATCATCTACCTTTCTTATATCTCTCTCGCATCCTTTCTTTATAGCACTTGTCTCTCTATTAACATCAGCAGACAATCTGTCTATCTTTTCAAATAATACTTCGTCTATCTTGTCTTGCTTATCTAGTTTCTCATTATGGACAGCAAGAAGTTGACCCATCTTTACAGAATTTTCCTGCAGGGTATCAACGACTTTCTCTAGTCTTTCTATTATTGCTGAATTAATATCAGACATTATACTCTCAGTGCTGCTTGTCTCTTATCCCAATAAAACTTAATCACTTCGTTTGGATATAAACGCTTGACTGAAATCTTTTTAAAATTCTCAGGGCGATACATCTTTCTCAATTCTATCTTCAACTTTGCTTCGGACTTGGAATATAGTACGTATGACTCTGCTCCATCATATGATATTTTGAATGGTAGGTAACCACTCTTGTCTTCAACTGCTTCACCTATGCCGACATTCTTAATCACATGACCTTTCGGTTTGTATTTCCTACGCTTCACCTTAGCACTCATCAATGGGTCGAATCCTGCATTAGGACCTGTGGGGGCAGCACTTCCAGTGAAACCTCCATTGCCGACACTCATTGTAGGTGCATCTTCATTCATAATGCGTTAAGTAAATCGAGCACATCGTCATCAATATTTATGTTGCCAAATATTCCAGTGTTTTGTGTGTCTGGTATTCTATTTAAGTATACAAGAAATGTTTTTATGATTGCGTAGTATTCTTCACCCAACTTATACATCAAAAGGGGGACAGTCCCCTCTCCAAAAACATTGAATAAAATAATAAGGTGGTTAAGAATCAAGTTGACTCTCAACACACCTGTCTTAAGGTATCTTTTTAGTAGTCTTTTAAGATATTTAAACTTCTTCATGTCCTCCATGAAGTCATCTACGGTAACTGATTGTGGGTTATCGTAATGCTTGATGGCGAACATGAGATAGTTTTTCTCATTTAGTTCATCAAATCTCATTATAAAATTTAGTTACTAACTACCGAATGTTAGAGTTGCTGCTCCGTCGGTATACTTTTGGACTGCACCTTTGCTTGAGTTAATCACGCAACGATACTTATATCCGTCTAATGTGTCACCACTAAGTCCACTGTATGCAAGAGTTGCGGTTGTGAAGTTAGCGTATGTGATACCAGTATCAAGTGAAGCACTTACATCTACCCAACGAGTAGTTGCACTCTTGGTCTGACGTTGCCACTTGTATGTAATAGTACCTGACTGGTCTACTGTTGCTGCTGCAACAAATGTGCCTGCACCACTAGAAGATGTAGATGCTGCTGGCTGTGTGCCAACTGTGATTACCTCTAATACATCTGCTGCTAGTGTATCATCAGCCATGTCTCCTGCGTTTCCTGCAGTTGCCTTAGCTGGTGCGATGTATTCTGCTTTATGTTTGGTGTCACCGTTGTGTGTCTGATAAGTGCGATACTGCCACCAACCAGGTCCAGTGATTCCTCTAGACTTGTTGGATGCAATGCTCTGCTCAGTTGTGTCAACGAAGACCAACTCATATGAGTTACTATCTCCACCCTTGACTACAAACTCAGCGACTGCCTTAGGAGCAGTACGTCTGATAGCACCAGACAATGAAGCATTAGTGCTACCCGCATATGTTGTATGCAATTCGATTGCAGTGGTTGATGTAACTTCTCTTACAATGTAGTTAACGCTATTAAGCACCAAGATATCGCCAACATCGACGGAATCAGCAGCATTCTTCGTAACTGTTGCGTCACCATTAGTGACACCTACGTTATTGCCAAAGGTGGAAGCGTCTATAGTACCTAAAATAGACATTAGTTTCTCTAATAATTTTTTCCTATAAGTTATTTATAAGAATTACTCTCTAGTTGCTAGTGCAGACTTAACTGTCTCCAATAGCTTGTCGTCCATGTCTGTCTTAGTAAGTTTAACTGCCTTACCTAGAATGACTAGACATAAGTCGATTAGTTTCTCTCCCAACTCAGAATCGTCTGGGATTTTGTTTACTGCATCTGATACAATTTTAGATGCAAATGGTAGTAGGAATGATAGCATGATTAAAATTCAAACGGTACATTATATAGGCTGTTTACCTTGCATTTGTTGGTCATGGTCTTTAGTAAACTGTATCATTCTTTCTTTCATTCTATCTGTAGACTCTTTCATTCTCTTTGCCTTTGCTGCATCATAGAATTTCTTATTCTGTCCTATGGCTTTCTTTGCAGTCTCTTTATCTCCTGCAACTGCAGCTTTACCTCTCTTAACTTCTGCTGCCTTTGCTGCATCAATTAATTTATTAGCAGAGATTTCATGAAGTGTCTCTTCACCTACGTTTGATTCGTCTGGTGCTGTATCCACTGCTCCTTCTCCTTGTGGTTTCTTTGCACGTTTAGCACGCAATGCATCGTATGCTGCTTCACGCATCTTAATTACTTTACTCCTGACCTTACGACGATTCAATAGGTATTTGTCAGACTTATCATGGTCACCATCGTTGTCGATGTCCTTGTCTTCCTTACCTACTGCGTCAAGTTTCTTTTCGTCTAGTTTGGTTTCTTTCATGAGGTCTTCCTTCTTGGGGTTAATAATAACGTTTCCTTTCTTCTTAGTAGTAAGAAAAGACTTTTCACCTG